ACGTAAAATTAGACAATATATTCTTTAATTAGTAAGTTACAGTTTATTTAGAAGTAAATGATAAATGGTAAAAAAACTTAAATAAAAGTCGTAGGTATGAAAAAAAAAGTTATAATAGTATACATTTTGTACTTGTGGCGTATGTGGTGATAGTACGTATTTTACCTTTTATCCGCTATTTTAAATGTAAATAAATCTACATTACCCTTAGCGTAGGGTTATATTTTTAAAGAATATAAACACATTCTTCTTGGATTAATTTTTTCTCTTAATAAAAGTTTTTTTATTAAAAACGTAACTTGGTTATCGTTACTTTTTTAAAGAAACTTGTTGGATTAATTTTTTTCTTAATAGTAAGATAGTTTTTAAGAAAAACGTAACTTGGTTATCGTTATGTTTTTCTTAAAATAAACTAGTATTTTACTAAGAATAAAACATATTTTTTATAATTAATTTAAGACTAAAGTCTGGTTATATATTTCTTTAAATAATAAATTTATTATAATTAGATCATTGTTGATTTAATTATATTTTTAATCAACAGTTAAACTCCCATAAATGAAGTGTTTTAACGGTAATAACGAGATTTACGTGTTTTTTTCTTTTTCGCTCGCACTTTCACTTTCACTTTCGTTTTCACTTTCGTTTTCACTTTCGTTTTCACTTTCGTTTTCACTTTCGTTTTCACTTTCGTTTTCACTTTCGTTTGTAGTAAGTTTCAACATATCATGACATTCTATTAGTTGTTCTTTATATATAGTATTATATAGTTCAGCTGCCTTACCATTAAATATTTTATCAAAATCTTTTATTTTGTTACTACATTTTTTATAATGATAATGAAATAATTGTAAACTAAATTTAACAACTATTTTATGTAATTCTTTTGGTTTAAATGACTTTAATATACGCTGTTCAATTAAATATAATTGATCTAAATTACTGATTATATCTACTTCTTTTGAAACTTGTAACACACATGACAAAAAAAATAAAGAATATAACATACATAATCCTGTCTTATCTTTACCATATGTTTGTAATCCTATAGGACACGATATCATATGTCTACCTTTATTAACAAACGTTGTAGGATCTACATTTTGTAATGACTGTACTAAATAATTAGATTGAACATAACACACTGGATTTAATCCGTGTGGATTTGATCCGTGTGCATCATATACTACCAATTCTATCATATTTTTATTTTTAAAAGCAAATATCAAATTAGCATGTCCATATTCCTCACTTATAATGTTATACATAAAAGTTGTCATCTTACAACTACTTTTTTTTATTCGACTCTTCAATTTTTTGGCAAATTGTTTAAACTCTTTCGTATAACTTTCATATCCAAAAAAATTTTTTTCTTCTATCATAAATTGTATATTTTTTGTACGTATACTTATAGTGTTATTACCATCTTTTATAATATGTATTATTCCTGTACAATGAGATTTTGGAGTTAAATTATTATAATAATAAATAGATAATAATGGATGAGGTATAAGTTGTTGGTAACTTAAATCATAATATATGTGAAATAAATATAGTATATAAACATCAGACTTTATACACTTTCCTGAATTTAATATTTTAAATTCTTCTTTATTTGGTAACAAATTTAATGAATCTGTTATTTTTTTTATAATAGTCTTAACTTTTTTTCTTCCATTTTAATTTATAATATTGTTTAAAATATTTTATAAATTAGTAAAAAATCAAGAGGAGGTTTTTGACAGCCTGTTAAATGGCAAAATATGAATATACCATTTAGCAAAAATATTCTGCGTCTTCAAAGTGAATATAATCAGTAGGATTTTTTTAGTCCTATATTTTATATCAAAATTTTTAATATTTTTATTTATGTAATTAGATAAACCAGAATTTAAACTAGAAACAAATTTACTTATGGCACCTCTTGGTATTCTTCCATTTATTTTTCTTCAGTCCACCAAGGCGGAATACGTAGCGGGCTGTTTAGGTGTTTGATTGTTTTTCTGATCCTGTACAGTATTATATTTAGCGTCGTTTAATTAGCAGAGAATATAAAAATACCAAGTTCTTATTTTAAAATAGTACGGCAACTACGTATAATAGAAAGCTGACATTAGGAAGATTTTTATTTATAAAATATTTAATTAAACTATTTAATTAAATATGGACTTAACATCCAAGTATCATAACATATGTGTTCCTGTAAGAACTCTATTATTTCTTATAATATTTTTAACACCTGAAAAATATATGAATTATTGGTTAAGTCTAGCTATTTTATCTTTAATAGTAGTTTTGTACAGATTTTTAACTTATAGTAAAAATCAAAAAGGAGGTTTTGGACAGGCTGTTAAATGGCAAAATATGAGAATATACCATTTATTAACAATTTTAATGTTTATTGTATTAATGATAAACAAAAATTATAAATTAGCAAAAATGATACCGTTATTAGATTTATTATCTGTGTTTTTTTATACACCTAGTTTAAATTAACTTCATTTTTAAGTTTTGTAGTATTTTAAAGGATATAGAATTTAAATTAATACTCTTTCCGGTTTCTTGTAAACAATGATCTAATTCTAATATAGATACATCTGTAATTTCGGATTGTTGTTTATAAAATTTATAAAAATTTTGTTGGATAGATTTTAAATCTTCTACCTCAATATAATAAACAAATGTTTTTTTCCACTTGTCAGAAATTTCTTCTGGTTGACATTTATTTAAAGCTGTTTTGATAGACAAATTATTTTCATACTTATCAATGAATAATTCTTCACATAGTTCTCTATAAGCTGTTCCGCATTCGTTATCATCTATTTTTTCGTATCCACCTTTTACAACACCTCTAGATGTATATGTATTACTAAATCCGATTTCAATCGTATCCATTCTATTGCTTTTTTGTAGTACAGTAAACTTGTATTTAGAATTGTCATCAATCAAGATATTATCGTAAGACCATTGATATGCTTTATTACGTAATTTACAGTCTGGATGTATTTGTTTATGTTCTTTTATAAGATTAATAAATTTTAATGTAGTATCAAATTCTTGCAAAGACAAGTTATTATGAAAAGCAGAAAAAGTCATTGTATTATGATAAGTCTGTAACCAATAGTGTTTTAAGCGTGAATTTTTACAGGACTCGCTCCCCTCTTTATCGTAGCAGTGACAATAAATATAATCAGATAAATAGTTTGACTCGTGTACAAGTAGTATATTATTTTTATGAAAAAAAACTATCACTGAATGATACATTTTTAATTTACTTAAACTTAAATTATTAAATCAAATTTTAATTTAATAATATTTTTATTCATATCGGTAGCGGTTACTTGATTTTTTATGTGCTTTACGACTTGCTTTACGACTTGATTTACGACTTGATTTACGACTTGATTTTTTATTTGCTTTACTACTTGATTTACGACTTGATTTTTTATTTGCTTTACGACTTGATTTACGACTTGATTTACGACTTGATTTTTTATTTGCTTTACGACTTGCTTTACGACTTGATTTACGACTTGATTTACGACTTGATTTACGACTTGCTTTACGACTTGCTTTACGACTTGATTTAGGACTTGCTTTACGACTTGATTTAGAACTTGCTTTACGACTTGCTTTACGACTTGCTTTACGACTTGATTTAGGACTTGCTTTACGACTTGCTTTACGACTTGCTTTACGACTTGCTTTACGACTTGCTTTACGACTTGCTTTACGACTTGCTTTACGACTTGCTTTACGACTTGCTTTACGACTTGCTTTACGACTTGCTTTACGACTTAATTTAGGACTTAATTTACGACTTAATTTATGACTTGCTTTTTTATTTGCTTTACGACTTAATTTACGAATTGTTTTAGGACTTAATTTACGACTTGCTTTTTTATTTGCTTTACGACTTGTTTTAGGACTTGTTTTAGGACTAAAACTTTTAGTTTGAGTTATTTGTGCATATTTTTGTATCTCTTCATCTGACAAATCATCATTTATTAATAACATATTATGATCAAGTTGAATTGCATTTGTGTTATTTTTTAATATTATTTCAAAAGATTTAATTGTTTTAGTTTTTAAACTTGTCTGTTCACTTATATCTACTAGACCTATTTTTACATTACTTGGAATTATAATTGAATACATAAATTTTCCAAATTTATGTAAAGGTACTGAAGAAGTAGAAAGAAATCCTTGACTTAAATTATTATCCCATTCTTTTGTTTGAGCTCTATATACCATAATATAATCAGCATTAAATAGCTCTTTTACTGTATTAGTTATATGTTTATTAAGGTTTTTTTTTAATTCGGTATCACACTCTAACATTGGTTGTGTACCTCTAAGTTTGCTATTTAACTCGCAACCAGTTGAACAATACTTTTCAAAAACAGTTTTTTGTTCCGGTTTTAAATTGTTATTAATTTTATATAAATTATTCATTGATGTATCTCCTTGTCTCAACGTTCTTATTACAGTAGGTGCTGCTTGTTTATTTTGTAAACTATTAAATAGATCTTGCCTTTGTTTTGCTTTTTCTTCTTTTGTTTGACTGAATTCGGGAAATTCTGGATCAAAATCTGAATCTGAATCTAAATCTGACATTTATTTGAATAAATATAAAAAAATTAATACTTTCAATTTATATACTTTTTATCAAACTACTTCTAAGAACATCTCCTTCCACATCATCAGTTATCTCTGTGTATCCTTTTGATATTGTAGTATCAACGTCTAATATATGATTAGATGTTATTATATCATCAGTTATCATTCTATAAATACGTCTCATTAATATATTTCTGTTTTTTGTTGTAAATGTACTTAATCCATTATCTACAACATCCTCGCCGCTAGGTAATTTATATCTTGCTGTTCCTCTTGCTTTATCTGTTATAGTTATCATTTTTATACCATTAGAATCTGTAACAACTTTATCTACTATAAGCTTTGTAATAGCAGAAATACCTCCTTCTATATGCAAATGAGTAAGATTATTGTCATATATGTTTTTTAATTCTTCATCTGTTCTAGTGTATGTTGTTATATTTATATTTTTATTTACTGTATTATTAGTTTTAGTTAAGGCTGCTGTAGTTATTTTATCTAATAATTTTTCTTTCCATTCTTTCTTTTCTTCAAGTATCATATTATCTAATTCTGTAAATATAAAACAAACATTGCTAACGAACTTACATTAAGTTCAATGTCTAAACTTATATTCTAAATTAATTTAAAATATTTTAATATATTAAAAATGTCATTCAGAATGTCTTCATTTGGAACACCTGGTGCTATGACACCAGGTACTATTAATAATGCTAGAACTGTTAATTCAGTAAAAAATACAACCGGAAATTTACCTCAAGCTACTGAACAATCTAGTTACTTATATTGGAACAGCGGTTGGGTAGTTGGTTCAGACAGTGTACGAATTGGTACCAATTCTGGACAAATTAACCAACAAATAGGATCAGTAGCAATTGGTTATTTGGCTGGAAATAACATACAGGAATCACAATCGGTAGCAATTGGTTATTTGGCTGGTAATATGACACAGCAAGCACATTCAGTAGCGATAGGTAATGCAGCTGGATATTCTAATCAACAATTAAGTTCAGTATCAATAGGTGAAAATGCTGGATTTGAAAATCAGCAACCAAAATCAGTAGCAATTGGTAAAAATGCTGGTCAATATAACCAGCAACCAGAATCAGTAGCAATTGGTTATTTAGCTGGAGCTCAAACTCAGGGAAAAAATTCAGTAGCAATTGGTTCATACTCTGGATTTATGAGTCAAGATCCAAATTCAATTGTCATTAACGCAACTGGTAGTAATCTACCATCATCCTCAAATGACACTTTTTGTGTAAAACCTATTAGACAAGCAACAGCCTCATATAAGCTGTATTATAATCCTTCAACTGGAGAAATTACTTATGAAGTTTAATTAAATAAGTATCTTAATCATAATGTATTAAAAAATTTTTATTTATCTTTATAAAGTATAAATAAAATGTTAGATTCTAAATTTTTTATAACTTTAATTTAATTTCAAATTCTAATAATTTAGATTTAAGATAAGTGTTTTCTTCTTTTGTTTTTATAATAATGTTATTTTTTTTAGAACAAGATACATTATGAGTATTTAAATTTGATTTAACTGTGAATTTTTGATTACATATAACACATTCAAAATCACCTTTAAAATTACATCCTTGTTTAATAAGAAATTTTTTTGCAGTTTTTTGATGGTTTAATAATGAATATTCAGATGCCAAAATAGTATTACAAAAATTACATTGATAAGTCATTTTATTTAATTGATAATTAATCTTTAAAATATTTTATTAAAATTAATAAAAATATTTTGACGAAAAAACTGTTTTTATTCCATTTTTAAACTTAAAAATACATTTTAGGAAAAAAATAATTTTTAGAATTATTTTTTAAAAAAGAAGTTACTTTTGGGGCTTTTAACTGTTGATTAAAAATGTAATTAAATCAACAGTTAAATACAATAACAAGTATAAAAATAAATTTTATATTTAAAGAAATACCTTTAGATATAAAACAAATGAAATGTCTAAAAAATTCATTAGACCAGAAGATGCTATTAGACAGCTTAAAGTCTCCGCTGGTACACTTCGCATGTGGAGTGATCAAGGAAAAATTGAATGTGTCAGAACAGCAGGCGGGCATAGAAGATACTGTATCGAATCTGTCCTTAACATCAGAAAAGAAAAATATCCAGACAATCCAATCATCAAAAAATTTATTTGCTACTGTAGAGTGTCCTCTCACGGACAAAAAGAAGATTTGGAAAGACAAGTTGAGTACTTCTCAACTTAATTCCCTAACCACGTCATTATCAAAGACATTGGATCGGGTATCAACTTCAAAAGAAAAGGATTTAACTCCATTCTGGACTTCGCAATCAAAGGAGATATCCAAGAAGTTGTGGTTACCCACAAAGATAGATTGTGTAGATTCGGTTTTGAACTCATTGAACGAATACTCAAATGGGAAGATCGTGGTTCTCAATCAAGAAAAAACATCCCCTGAAAAAGAACTCGTTGATGACCTCATTTCAGTCGTCACAGTTTTCTCTTCCAGACTCTATGGACTCAGATCCCATTCCATTAAAAAACAAATCAAAGAAGCCACTAAAAACGTTGAAA